TCTAAAGGAGTCCCCAGCCGATACGTTCAAGGAGAGCCTATGGATGGCCCAGAATATGATCGCTGCCTGCGCTGAAGCCACCCATGCCCCGGCAAACGAGGTTGTTGAGGCATACATGGCAACCATCAATGCTGACCCAACCCGGATTGAACCCTATTTTCTGCTGGCCAACTTCCTGATTGCTCATAATAGCCTACAGACCGCAAAGGCTATTATACGGTGGTCACTGGATATTGAACCTAAGTTTTATGCGCTTAAACATATGGAAGGGTGGTGGGATAAGCGCCAAACCTTCTATGATGAGATATGCGACATGATTAAGGGGGAGTTATAATGGCGTTCGATGGAACATTCAAATCACTTGGTCCAATAAGTAAAATCCAGTGGATTATTCTATACCCCATTGTCGCTCTGTTTGTTATTCCTTTTGTCCTGTACAAGAGAATATTTAAGGGGAGTTGGAAATGAAATTCATTGGTGATTTGTCCAAATACGATGCCTCTGTCCTGGAGAAATACGGGAAGTGGGCACAGACCGTCCTGGAGTTTGGGATGGGTGGCTCAACCCAGATCCTGGCCCAGAGTTTGAGGGATGGGCATCATCTGTGGTCCATGGATACAGACCCCGTATGGATTTCCCGGACCAAGACCAATCTGGATACACTCAAGGTCCAGGAAGACAAATACACGCTGTTGGACTATAACCTGTCCCTGGAAGGGACACATGGTTACATGTTCGACCTGATCTTTGATGATGGCGTGGACAATGAACGGTTCCCGTTTGGCCTGTGTGCATTTAAACGCCTGAAGTTGGGTGGCTGGTTTCTGATGCATGACACCCGGCGCCGGGGGGATATGCGTAACTTCCTGGACCTTGTTATGGCTTACAAGGACGAAATCAGTGAAGTCAAGATCAACATGAACAACAGCAACATCTCGGGGTTCATGCGCAAGGTTGCAGAGCCCTATGTGGATTGGAATAAGGCTGAGAAAAAAGAACCCTGGATGTATGGTGAAGCAGAGCCACCCTCTAATTGGCCATCACTTTTGAAAGGTGTGTGATATGTTTATTATTAAACTGATGGGGCATCGGGATATTGAATCTTGCGGCTATATTGCCCATACGGTAAGTGATATGGAGGAATACTGCAAGGGCGTTGCTGAGAATGTTTCTCAGTATATCTACAAGATCAGCGTATATGAGTGTCCAGAGCAGGAAGTTGACGCAAAATACTTCCCCAGGCATGGATTTGCCATCTTTGGGCACCAGATGGATTTGTTTAAAGAGGTCTGCATCGGAATGGACCCAAAACATAAGCATGATCCTGTTAGGTAGGCTTGCTTATATACTGCATTTGACTCATTATGGGGCGAGGCCAAAAGCCTTGCCCCTTGTTATTGGAGTTGCAAATGCTCAAGCCAGATAGTCTGTTCTCTGGTCCAATCATTGATATGGGATCGTTTACCCGTGCGGTTACGGAGTTTTCCGAGAAATCATCGTTCTTCTATCACGGATGGGATCTTAATAGTGTCGATCTATACCCCCAGTATCCATTGTGTGTTGAGAGTGACCAGGGTGGGCAATTGGTATGGATTATGGGGATGGTTATTGGAAACAGGCCGGGGAAGGCATTGCTGGTGGGTGTTTCCAAGGTTCGGGGGTTCAAAAGCAATATTCATTCAGCCTTTGAGGTCTTGCCGGGAATCCCGGCTGCTTTAGAGGAAGCCTCCCAGCAGACAGTCCTGCGTGGGCTGAGAAAGCGAATGCGGTCAGGCGTGGCGATTCTCGCCCGTAGGGCAGACCTTATCCCTTATAACGACCCAAGAGAGGGCAACAATGACCTATTATCAGCACTATCGGAACCCGTATCTTACGGTGAGAAAGGCCGACGGGAAAGCCAATCTGCTGCTGGCTGATGGCCGGGAGTTGTTGAGAGAGCCATTGCTTGATACCGCGACGGACGATGAACTCGGTTTGGCTGCGGTCAAGGAAATTCTGTTTCTGGTGGTGCGTGATCTGGTGGACATTATTCCCTTGCTCCGAGAGGTCGAGGGCAGTAATTATGTGGTCCAGTTGCCAACCACGGGCATGAGCAAGATCCGCAAGATTGGGTTCATGCGCGGGCATATCTTGTATTTGCCCCAGGCATTGGCCAAGCAGATTGGTCGGGAATACTGGAAAGGGGCCAAGGAGAACCCAAAGCATATCCCTGAGATGTTTGAGGGAAACCTTGGGAATATCCATGCCTACAGTTGCGACTGGATCTGTAGTGAGTTCCCGGTGCATCTCCATGCCGATGTTTACGCCAATGGCAGGCAGGGTGGCGGCAGGGGGTTCAATAAGGCAAACATCTTCGATTTGGCCGAAGCAGAAGGCATCGAACTGGGCAGTATCCCGGTCCACCCGCTGGAGCGCAGGACCATGATCTTGCCGGTAGGCCCAGATAAGCCAAAGGCTAGCACCAGAAACGATCTGCCCAAGCCACTTGATGGGCCAAGCGCAACCGCCATGAACTACAAGCCAGATGTGGAATTTATCAAGGAAATCCGCGAGAGCAAGGGCGGCATCGTATCAGACAAAACCTTGGACCACGTTCTAAAGCGAATCAAGGCTGACGCCAGGGAAGAAGTCTATTGTATTCACGACCAACCCGCCAATCGCTACCAGATGATGCAATACATCCCGTGGGCAATCACTGAGGGCAAGACACTCAGGGACATCTGCCGGGGTATCAATGGCACTCCGACCATGCTTGAGGTCGCCCGATGGCTCCAGTATTACCCTGACTTCCGGCGCGAAATGGAAGTGGCTGAGAACATCCAGGCCCATACCTTCGTTGATCAGGCTCAGGAAATCATCATGGGGCTGCATTCGGATGCGGAGAAGTCTGAGATTGCCGTGGCCAAGGCCCAGAGTGGGTTCCTGATGCAGCGGGCGGCACTTCAGTCCGAGAAATTCCGGGAGAAGAAGGTCATCCAGACTGAGAACCTGGACAATAAAAACGAGGCAGAGGTCAAGCGCAAACTCAAGATGTTGCTTAGGGGAGAGGTTGTCTCGGACATCATTGAGGTTGAAGCCTATCCGCCACCGCCTCCGGTTCCTGAACCTGTGCCTGAGTTTGGAGAAGAAGATGTGGGCTAAAAAGAAACCCCGCCGAAGCGGGGAATCTCTTTGGGGCTACCACCAACTAAGTGTTGGGACTATTGGCATTCATGGTCTTAACCTGTTCACGTTCCTTCTCAACGCGCTTCAGGTAGTTACCCTTGATGTTCTCAGGGGCGTAGGGATCACGGGAAGCCGGTTCGGCAGCATGGCAGGTAAAGATTTCACCAGTCTCAACGTTGTTGATCGTGATGTTCTGGCAAGCCACATGACCACCACGATCATCGCCCTGAAGGTAGGGGGCTTTGAACTTGTGGGGATAGAGCCGGGGAGTGACGTTGATTGGCTTGAGCGGCATGTGGGCTCCTTACTTGTGGGGAGTCTTATGGCTCCGGCTGTGGTGGGGATGCTTGGGGTGATGGGGATTGTGGCGCACACCGTCACCGCGCAGTTCGTGGGGATGGCCTTCTTCCTTGTAGTGGTAGGCATCCATATGGTCCTTGTCCAGACCAGCGGTCCCCTCAGTCCGGGTCATCTCATGATGGACATGGACAAAGTGCTCACCCAGATGGCCTTCCTTGGCATGGGCATCCAGGATCTTTTCGTGGCCTTCCATGTGATCCACATGTTCGCCAAGAACCTCACCGTGAGGACCGTCAGCGAAAGCCTGGGGCGGGACAACAACAGCCGCTTCAGCAAGGGTGGAGTGGCCAGGAGTCTGGATGGTGCCGGTGCCGATGGTGTGGTGATACTGCACCGAAAGAATTTCAGGGACGGTCTTCATTGTATTACCTCGTTTTTAGGTTGCGCCCGGAGATGGGCATTTTGGCCTGCACCATGCAGGTACTACACTATGATAAGTGCTTTAGGGGGTAATACAAGTGTCAGAGCCTAAGCGCAAGATGACGGAAGCGGAATTGGACGCCATGGTGGACGGCATGAGCCTGGCCGAGGCTTCGGCGGCAGCGGAATATATTGAAACGCTGGCTAAGAAGAAACAAGAGGGAAAACTATATCAATATGTTCCTCAAGATCATCAAGTCGCAGTTCATGATGATAAGCATAAGATAGTTGATGTGCGTGGTGGTAATCGTGGTGGCAAGAGTGAGTGCTGTTCATTTACTATGGCGTGCCATATCACCGGGATTTATCCGCCCTGGTGGACAGGGCTAAAGTTTACCGAACCATACATTTATGGTGTGGTGGCTATCAGCACTGAGCAAATGCGTAAGTCGGCTCAGGTTAAGCTAATGGGTGAGCCGCATGAAATTGGGACTGGGTATATTCCAAAAGAACTGATTATTGACTATGCGTGGAGAGCGG